GCATCTAGGCCGGTGTCCTGCGCAATAATGCCAAGAGCATGATCCTTGTCCTCCACCTGTGGCCAGGGTGCATCACGGAACCTCTCGGTTCTAGCCCAGTACGGGATATCCTCCATTTCTTCTGTCAGCACTTGGTCTGACAGTGGGGCATTCCGCACCCAGCACCTTGCCCAATTACTGATTACAGGTGTTTCAGGATCAGTAACCAGATACCCTTGACATTTACGGCGCCCCGCCAGATAGATATCTGACGTGGAGTCGACTGTCGTGTGTATCTTCATCAAAGTGCGCATCGGGCTTTGCATCGAGGCGGCAGTTGTCCAAGGGTCAACGAAGACTCGGGAATAGAACGAGACCCAATCTCCTGGTCTCGCTCGTTTGTCGACTTTGAGTACCATTCCCATGTTGGCAGCGGAAATGGCAAACTCTCGATCTGTTGCTAGCGGTGGGTGAACGCCGTCGTCACCTCCGATGAGGCCTATAGAGCCGAAGGCTTCCTGTGGTGTTAATTTGGCCCAACGGGCGACGGAGTACGCAAAGAAGGCATGGATGAGTGTATTTCCATCGGTTGTTTGGGGTGAACCGGACAATCGGGATGCACCAGGATAGTACTTCATGGTTGTTTCACCCGACCCGATCATCGCCTTCGGGTTGATCTCTCTCATCAACAGGTCACCAATCTCCTCCTTGTATTCCGCTCGAGCCCAAGACACATAGATGGGTATCACCAGATTTTCGTGAAGCCATTTGGTCACATGTCCATCGAAACGACTAAAGTCAGTTGCCACTAACTCTGGCCATCTCGCCGCCATCTCTTGGATTCGATCTGCAATCTGCTCGGGGGTCATACAAGGCGCAAACCACTTCTGCTTCTTCAACACCTGCTCTTTGAAAGCAAGCGTAAAAGAAGAAAGGCTCAACGTGTGTGAAGTGGGCACAGATGAGATATTCCGGGGATCGTTCACCGTCGAATATGCCTCAGATTTAATGAATGCTTTGACAAGCAGCTTGTCGAGCGTTGGATGCCAGTTCTCTCTGGCAGAACGTGCCCGCTGTCGAGGTTTATCCTGTGCTTCGATAACCTCCTCGATGTCCAGCGGAGTCCCAACATGCCGATTCTCTGTCAACAAGAGCTGTGTAAACTCCTGTGCACACCTAGCATGGTGCGTAGAAAAGGCACGTATCTCCAATGCCCGCTTTTGCGGCTTGAGCACTCGTTTTGTGATCGTTGCTTGTTGGTTCAGCACTGTCTTAGCTGGAAAGACTGCCTGTTCTCCCAATGGTGGGGGAGCATAAATTCTGGCGTATGTTTTGTATTCCTCCACAGGTTCCTGTGCTTGACGCACCGGATCGAACACCTCGTAATGATCAGCTGGAAGACCAGCTTTGTGGATCACCGGGTATGTGTGGATATGTCGATCCAATATGTCATGCAACAAGATGGCTTGTGATGCTGGTAAGCGACTCCTTCGCGTCGTGTCGGCGATCGTCGGATTCTTCGACCTCCGGTGCGCGATGGACAGAGCCTCAAATTCCGATAGAGGTAAGTCAGCACAAAGGCTCCCGCCTTCATGAGACACAGAGATATAGGGAATCACTCCCCCATTCTCTCCTTTCTCGTAACGGACTAGTCGATTAATACCATCACGGGTATATTCGACAGGCTCAAGTCTCTTACCATGGCGGAGAGGACTGCCATCTGGTAGCATCCATTCGGCCAAGGCAAGCACAAACTTGAAGAAATAGCCAGTTGTTTGAGCGTATGGTGTTATCGTGACGATACGGCGGTGCGGTCCCCACGCAAACTGATCAACCAGCGCATAGGTCCAATTCCAGCCGAACTCGT